CCACGTGGGGTGCTCCGGCGGACAGGTCGTGTGTGTATTTGACTACGCGGTTTGCTCTGTCTGTTCTTGCCAGGCCCGCGTCTAGCACCGGATTCCGCCGTTTCGGCTTGAAAGTCCTGTGCGTCGGATGCGTGCGCCGCGCTGGTGCAAACCCCATGGCTTTCGGGAGGGATCTGGCCATGGTCAAAGCCGCGATCACCCACACCTCCAGCGATTTCCCGGTATTGCTGGAAAATGTGCTGAACAAGACCCTGCTGGAAACCTACAGCGTCGCTGCTGACACTTGGAAGCAGTGGTGCGCCGTGGGCAGTGTCAGCGACTTCCGGCCCTACAAGCGGTTGCGCCTGGGTAGTTTTGGCAACCTCGATGCCCTGAGCGAGGGTGGCGAGTACAAGCACAAGGCCATCCCGGACAGCACAGCGGAAAGCGTCAGTATCAGTACCAAAGCCAACACCACCACACTGACGCGACAGGCGATCATCAACGACGACCTGGGCGGCTTCACCCGGCTTGCCCAGATGCTGGCCCGCGCCGCTGCCCGCAGCATCGAAGCAGACGCCTATGCCTTGCTGGTCAGCAACCCCAGCCTGGATTCGGACAGTACCGCGCTGTTCCACGCGAACCACAGCAACCTGCACACCAGTGGCAGCGCCGCCGCGATCACCATGACCAGTCTGGACGCCGCCCGTAGCGCGATCAAGATTCAGAAAGATCGCAGCGGCAACGACTACATCGGCATCATGGAGCCGTTCATTCTGCTCTGCCCAGTCGCGAAAGCAGGTGCGGCGCGCATCGCCAATGAATCGGAATACGACCCGGACACCGCGAACAAGCTGCAACGGGTCAACATCACGCGGGGCATTTTCAAAGCCATCGTGGACACCCCGTACCTGACCGGCAACGCCTGGTATCTGCTGGCCGACCCGATGCAATTCCCCACCTTTGAAGTGCTGTTCCTGAACGGCAATCAAACCCCGTTCGCGGATCGTATCGAAGGCCAGAACATTGACGGGGTGACCTGGCTCATTCGCCACGACTACGGCGTGAACGTCGTGGACTACGTTGGCGCGTTCAAGAACGACGGCGCATAAGCCCCTACCACTCTACGGGAGAACCCCTATATGGCTACTAATTTTGTACAACCGGGTGACGTACTTACCTACACCAATGCGACCGGCGCAGCGATTGACGCGGGCGCAGTGGTCACTTTGGGCGCTTTGGGCGATGCCACGCTCGCCGTTGCCCTGGTAGACATCGCCAACGGCGCGTCCGGCAGTGTGCAGATTCGCGGCGTCTTCACCGTGCCCAAAGTCAGCGCCGCCGTCTTCGCTCAGGGTGAAAGCCTGATCTGGGATGCCAGCGCGGGCAAGTTTGACGACAATCAGGCGACCCCAGCAGCAGGCGACGTCTCCGGCTCGGTCATTGCCGCAGCGGCTGGTGCGAACACGGAAACCACCTGCAAAGCGCTGTTCCTGGGCATTCCGGGCACGTTGACCGGCTCATAAACCATGAGCCAACTGGATACGATCATGACGCAGGCTGGACTACCGGCGTTGCGGCGGGTGTTTGGGGATACGGCGGTCTACACCCCGCCCTATACCCCGCCTGCGGAACCGGAACCGGTCAGCACCTGGGTCATCCTGCGTAAAGCGAGCGACCTGGTGGGGCAATACGCGCCCCGCCTGGAAACCCGCTTGACCGCCCGACTCCCGGTGGCGGATGTCCCGCGTCCGCTGATCGGCTCCACGCTCACCGTCAACAGCACTACCTATCGGATCGACCAGATCCCCGACGAAGACGCTTATTTCGTCACCGTTGCCCTGCGGGAGACCACCCCATGACCGCGCCCGCCACGCTCATCATCGCCGCTTTGAAAAACCACCTGGAAGGGATTACCGAGACCAACGGTTACGCCGTGACCGTCGCCAGTGTCAGCACCGGACGCAGCGCCCTAGCCGGAGATGCAGCGGGACCGTATCCCGCGATCACCCTGACCGCCTTGCAAGATCAACCCGCCGAATCCGCGACACCGCAACGGCGGTTCCAGCAATGGACGCGCACCCTGGCCCTAGAAGCCGTTATTCAGGAAACCAGCGCCTGGGATGCCGAACTGGACACCCTCTGGGACGCCATCCGCCAGCGTCTCAGCACCTTCACCGCCGCGCCGCTGAACTTCGGCGTCGTCGAGTTTGCTAGCCCCGATGACCTCGGTGGATCAAAGGCCAGTCTGCGCTTTCTGATCACCTTCCTCTACCGCATCAACCTCAAGGAAACCTAAACCATGGCTACCGGCCTACTCGTTGCGATTGACGCCTACTACGCTCGCCTCAGCGCTGGCGTGAATGTGGGCTTTTACGATGTCCCTAACACGACCGTTCTCAAACTCACTCACCCCGACCCGGACAAGGTGGAGCGCATCAGCTACAAGCGCAGTACCTACGGGCAAGCCTTGGATTCGTACAACCGGCCTAAACCGGTGGAGATCGAATTCACGATTGACGACTGCGATCCCGACTGGCTGAGTATGGCGATGCTTGGCACTCCGGCGACGTATACCCAGAGCGCCCGCTTGATCGGCGATACGGCCAGCACCTTCACCGCCCGGCATGATAAGTGGGTCAGCCTGAGTCACAACTCGCTGACCAATTTCGTCATTACCGGCAAGACCCTGGGCACGGATTACGAACTGGATACCACGGGCGGACTGTGCAAAGTTCTCAGTACCGGCACCATCCTCGACGAGGCCACGGTCAGCTACACGGCGGCAGCGCCCGCTCGGGCCGGGCATAGCATCGACGCCGGGACCGAGACGGTGATTCAGATCGCCATTCGCGGCATCGGCAAGAACCTGTTCAACGATCAGGAAATGGAGGTCAACGTCTGGCAGGCGAATGTCAGCCCGTCGGGCAGTCTGGATTTCATCAGCAAAGACCCGATCAGCCTGACCTTCAAAGGCACCTGCATCGTGCCTAGTGGCAAGAGCGGGCCGTACCAGTACCTGGAACATGCCTGAGCGTAGGCCATGCCGGATGACATCACCCTCGGCAGTGTGACCCTGCCGGGGGATTTGAAATGGTCTGATGAATTCGCCTGGAGTCCGGTCGCCCGTAGTCAAGAATACGGGTTGACCGGATCGCTCATTATTCAGGAATCCACCCGCCTCGCCGGACGCCCGATCACGCTGACCGCCCAGAATGAAAGCCAAGGCTACATCTGGTTAGCGAGGTCCATCGTGGAAGCGCTCTACACCCTGGCCGGTACGGCGGGTTGGAGCGGAACCCTCACCCTGGCCGATGGCCGCACCTTCACCGTCGCCTTTCGCGAGGAGGGGATCAGCGCCGAACCGGTGCAGCACATCGCCCCGCATGATGACGCCGACGCCTATACCCTCACCTTGAAATTGCACACGGTTTAATTTGTCATGGCCGCTAACTCGAATCTGGTCCTGCAACTCCTTATCACGGCTAATGATGCGGCCAGCCCAGAGATTCAGCGACTAACCGGGGCGCTCAATGAGTTGGGCGTCGAAACCCGTGTCATTGCCGATGGCATGGCGGAATCGGAACGCAAAGCCCTCGGGGCGTTTGGGGCGATTGCGGATTCAGCCCGCAGTACCGGCGAGATGATTGATCGCGGTCTGGTCGCGGCGCTGGGGCGCATTGAAAGCCCGGAAGGCGTGGCCGAACTGCAACGCGAATTGCAGCGCTTGGAGCAATCCGGGCGCTTGTCCGCTACGGAATTGACGCAACTAGCCGACAGTCAGGCGCGGTTAGATCGGCTGGCCTATGCTGCCGGACAGTCCGAAGCGGCGCTGAGTCAGGAATTGCAACGCCAACGCATCGCCACTCAACAAGCCGCCGACGCAGCGGATGGACTGGGGGATGCGGCGGGACGGTCGACACGGGCGTTTGTGGATCATCGGGAGGCAGCGGACGAGACGAGTCAGACGCTCGGCGATATGGCGGAAACGTTTGGTATCAGTAGCGAAGCCTTTGATCTGTTGACCGGGAAACTGGCTAAAGCCGCCGCGATTGGCGCGCTGGCGACGGCGTTTGTGTCGGCAAATCGGGAAGCCGCGCAGCTCACGGCCCAGTTCCGCGCCATGACCGGCGATGCCGTCGCTGCACAGGAAGAAATCCAGTTTCTGACCGGCGTGGCGAACCGATGGGGCATAGCGGTTAATGATCTGGCTCCAGCCTATCTGCGGCTGTCAGCGGCGACCAAGGGCAGTACCGCTGAAGGGGAAGCGACGCGCAAAATGATTGAAGACCTGAGTGCCGCCTACATTAACGCGGGCGCTGGCACTGAGGATTTGAACGATGCCATGGAGATTTTGGGGGAGGCGTTTTCTGAGGGCAGGATTAGCGTAGATGACCTCAAAGGGGCGATCCAAGAAGATATGCCGCCCGCACTCCAGGCCGCGACAACCGCTGTACTGGAAAATGACGCGGCGCTGCAAAAAATGATGGAAACCGGCGATGCCGCGACCGAGGATTTCATGCCCGCGTTTGCGGCGGCGCTACGGCAACACATCGGCGGATCGACGACCGAGGTCAACTCACTGGCGGCGTCAATGAGTCGATTGAGCGAACGGGTCAAGGCGCTGTTTGTGGATGTAGACAATCAGACCGGCGCCATGACCGGGTTTGATGCGGTGCTAAACGCCGTCGTTAAGACCATGGAAACCGGGGTGGCGGCAGTAGAAATATTGACGACCGGCTTTGGCCTGGTGGGAACGGCGGTCGGCGCAGCAACCGGGGCACTGATGACGGGCGCTGATGCGATAGCCGCTGTGGGCGATGAAGCGGACGTGGCCAGTGAGAAGATTGCGAAATCCGCCCTGAGTCTGTGGGGCCTGAAAACCGCCAGCGAAGAAGCGGCGATTCGCCAGGCGCAGATGCAAAAGGAATTGCAAGCGCTACGGGAAGAAACCGACCCTTACGGCGCGGCGCTGGATCGACTGCAAAAGGATTTGCAAGACGCGGCAGCGGAATTTCAGCGTACCGGCGATGTGGTCAAATTGACGCAGACCGCACTGGAAGACTTCTTTAAAGCGCCCGAGAAAAGCCTGAATGTTGAAGGCGTCCTCAAGCTCGCTGCCGCGTTGAAGGTCGTGGGCGGCGAGGCCGAAGACAGCGGGCGAAAGATCAGTGACACCCTGGGGCAAGAACTCAGTAAATTAACCAGTGAACAACTGGCTGAATTGGAACGCCAGGCACGGTCCGCCATGGCCGCCGCCAGTGACGGGAGTGAAACCAGCCGCAAGGCGTTTGCGGAACTGGGGCAAGTCATAGAAGGCGTGGTATTGGCCCGCCTGCAACGGCTGGGCGTGGATGGGCCTGAAGCGTTGCGAGGCGTATCAACAGCCGCGACGGAGGCTATCGCCGATTTTACCGCGCTGGCTGATTCCGGCGCACTGAGTGCGGACGGGATTAAAGCCGCCTTTGCCGGGGCGTTGCAGCAACTGGATAACCCGGAAGAATTAGAGAAGTTTCGGCAACAGATTATTGAACTCGGCAAGTCAGGATCGCTAACTGGCGATCAAGTGGCT